TGTGTCTGTGAATTACATATTCACATTCTTCAATACTAGTAGCTGCAGGGTCTGGATAAAAATCCCAACAGCTAACAAACTCAATTCTAGGTACTCTAACTTCTAAGGGGCTATAACTTCTTTCACCATCTTCATCCGTATCCCACTTATGAAGTTTCTTATTAAAATTAAATGGTCCTTTTACAATCCCTGTACCAAGTAGAGAAGATTCTAAAAGAGCATTTCTTATTTCTGATGAACCTTTTGATTCATCAATTTGATCGTGGATAAGTTTTTCCATTCTCCTTGCAGCTCTTTGTGCTGGAGAAAGTTCTAAGGCTTGTGGGTTTGAACTAAATCCTTCAACTAACTGGTCTTCAACTTGGCTTTCTAATGATTCTTCAAAGATTCCTTTTTGAAGTGTAGCTCCGGGTTTTAAAACTCTACCATCGCCTTCATACCCAATATCGTATGGGTTTTCTATTCTGTTACCAATATCATCTGGTAACTCACCACCACCCATAGTACTTTCAATACCGGGTGCACCTGTTTGAGTATCAAGGTGTGCGTTAGCTAACTCACCTTCTGGTATTTTAGTTTCAGAAATACCGATTGGAAACTTACCTGTACCAAAGATAACATCTACTAACTGACCAAACGCAGCAAGTACTTTGGTTTTAGTAATCTTAACAAAGATACGAGACTTTTCAGAGTCTCTAAACTTAACAGACTTGTTGTAAAGTCCTCTGTAGTTTTCGTAAGCTCTTAGCCAACGTGCTTCATCTGAACGTCTAGCATCTTCAGCTACACTAAATCTAGATTTAACAATACCAACAAGGTTGCTACGCTGTGTCATTTCAAGGTCAAGAGTTTTACCAGCTTCACCTTCAACATCCATGTAGATGTTATCAGCGTTTAAAAATGTATTATCCTTGTCTGCCATAAAGTTTAATATCCAAATGTAGAATCAGCCGGTTGATGGATATCTCTTTTCAATCCTCTCAACCTATCGAATGTGCTTACCATTCGTGGTCTACTCATTATCATATAACGTAATGCATCATATGCGTGGTCAGAAGCATGAGTGTCTACGTCTTCTGGATTATTCTTTGACAGAGGTATACTTTGTATTTCTCTTATTAAGTTAGGACACGTATTAAATATCTGTAACTTAGGTCTGCCATTTTCCTGCACCTTTAGAAACTCATGTATTTGGATTTTACCTTGTATTCTATTTTTATCAGCAGGTCTAAGCTTATGTCCTGCTCTTACAAGTGCTTCGCCAACTGTCGGTCCTGTAGTACCTGTTCTTGCCCAAGCTGCTGTATCCAAAACACCAGAGACCGAGTAAGGGTCTTCTAGCTCCATACTTGTTATTATAGCACCTAATTCTTCTCCTGTCAAGCCTTTTTTGTATAATTCTCGATAAATTATCAAAGTTCCGTCATTTTGGTCCATTATTCCCCATAAACAACAGGATTCTGCAGCGTATCCATAGTCAACTGCTTTGATTCTTTCCCAGTGTAAAGGTAGTTCAAATGGAGTAATGACGTGATGTAACGGGTCAAACTCCACAAAAGCTGCTCCTTCTGCTACATCCCAATTACCTTCAAGCAACTGTCTGCGTTGAATCGGTGGTAGAGATTTAAGCATCTGTTCATACACACCATCTTCTGCAAGGTAGGGGTTATCCGCTAACTTAGCCGGAATAAACTTACGTGTAAGACCATCTGCTCCTTGAAAGCTGGTATTAGATTCTGAGGGTTCTATGTATCTTTTCTTAACCCAATGCGAACCAACACCACCGGGGTTAGCAGTACAGCGAAGGTAAGTTTCTATTTCGGGGTCAGTGGTACGAAGACGAGAAGCTAGATAGTTCCAGCTAAACTCTGTAGGTAAGTGAGTAATTTCATCAAACCCTATCCAAGAGTAGGCTTGTCCTTGATACCTGTACACGTCTGCATCTCGTTCAAGGAAACCAAACTCCACTTTCGCACCACTGGGAAAATTCCAAAGCTTTTCAACTTCTCTGAACTTAGCACCGGGAAATGCTTGTGGATATAGTTCACGAGACTTGTCAATCATCTCACGAAGTTCTGGCATAGAACGTCTGAGGATTAAAGCTCTGTGTGCTTTCTTGTGGCAATACCTTAAGGGGTCTACGATCATGGCAAATGATTTACCACCACCGGCAGCTCCACCGTAAAGTACATCTTTTTCACCGGCAGCAAGGAAATCTGTCTGAGGTCCTTCGTTAGCGTGAAATAAAACTTTGTGGTTGTCTAGGTTTTCCTTGACAGCTTTAGGAAGCGTATCAAGTTCGTCTGTTGTGACAGGACCTTCTACAGTCTTGTCAAGTTTTTGTATTGTTTCTTTTTGTTTCTTAAAAGATTGTCTAGCGTTATTGAGCTTTTGTTCAAGCTTTTTAATATTACGCTGCTTACGACCCACAGTTGCCCTCGCAGCTTTGATAGCTTTTTCTGTTGAGGTCTTGGGTCTACCTGCTTTCTTTTTAGGAGTTCCATCTTTCTTTAAGATGAAATTACCATCATCATCCTGTAAGTATAGATGAGGATTCCTCTCCCAGTCTTTCGTGTCGTTTACCATATTTTTTATCGATGTGTTTCTTTAAACCGGGAGTAGAAATCTTTCTATCTGTTTTGTATTCTAACCAATCAACTCCAGCTTGTAGTGATATTTCTTCATTCACTATCATATTTTCTACAACTTGTAAAGCTTCTAGCTGATCTTCAATGGGTTTTAAGTACCCTGTAGTATCATCTAATTCATAACCAAACGGTATCGTAGAAGTTTTTCTTTTTAAATATCCGTCAGGTAATAACATCTTAAATTATCTAGTCTTTTAGACTACCCACATAATAATAAATGCTGATATAAAACCTATACCACACCACACACCCCAGACCTGCATGTCTGTTAGGTCATTGGTTTCAATAATACTATTAATTTTCTTTTCAATTTTATCTTTCATTGTTCTGCTCCTTTTTTTTACCAAAAATTCTATCCCAGTTATCTCTATAATCTTGTGTATAGAATCCGGGTCTAGGGTTAGCTCCTTTACTATCTGATTTTTTATAGACGTGGTTTCTAAATGAAACTGGCTTTTCGTCTGTTCCTATTTGTTTACCCATTACCACTTTACCTTGTTAGCCCAGTAAGCTGCAGATAGTTTACCTTTAGCTATGTTCTTAGCGTGACGAGCCTTAAATGATTTACGTTTAGCTTTCATCTTAGCTGACTCACCTGCTTTAGGTTTACCTGCAGTCTTAGCTCCTTGCTCACCAAACCTAATCGTCTTAATCTTATCACCAACTTTAGCCACCACAATGTGTGACTTAGTAGGATGATTAGGAGTACGCTTGGGTTGATTATAACCACTTACTCCTGCTCGTTTTAATCTGCTATCGGCTTTACCACCTTTAGCCATTCTAAACTTAGCAGTCTTTTCTGCAATCTTTTTTGGTTGAGGTGAGTGTTGCTTACCGGCAGCTTTATCTTTTCTTTTCTTAGCAGTCGTAGCTGCATACTCTGAATCGCTTAATGCTTCTCTGGCTTTTTCAGGTAAATATCTTTCACCTGTCTTACTAGAAGGTTTTCCAGACTTAGTACCCCACTTCTGTTTACCCCATTCGACTAATGACTTTTGAGCTTTCTTTAATAGTGACATTACTTATATCCTCCACCGGCTTTCTTGTAAGCTTTGGCTAGTGCTTGTGCTTTACGTGCAGACCACTTACCGGCTGCAGTACCGTGTGAAGCAGCAGCTTTAATTCTTTTAAATATTCTTTCTCTTAGTCCGGGCTTGGTATAGTTACCTGCTTCGTTGACTTTCGATTTAGCCTTACCGCCTTTGCGAAGTTGTAATCTTTCTAATAACATCAGTGTATAATCCTATCTTCTTCTTTAGGTATAGTATTAAGGTGTTCTTTTTCTAACTCATCATCCACATAGATGCTGTCTAACTCACCCACAACAACCAAATGGTTCTGGGCTGCAGCTATCTCTGCTTTCTCATAGGATGAAGCTACGATGTTAGGACCTGCAAAGGTTGTACCGTAGGCTTCGATCTCAGTCAGAAATATCTTCATAGTCTCCTTCCGTAATGTCAATCGCCTTTTTCTCAGGGAGAATAAATATACCTCCACTGGTATTATGATTAACATCTATCCTGTCAGTCTTTGAAACTCCTACACGATCTAATATGGTCTGT